TTCTTTATCTGTGTTAAAGAACTCAACATTCGGTAAATCAGATAATCTCATACAGTCACCATCACTTTCGGAATCAACGCACCATTTTGTGTGGCGGTAAATGATATATCACTAATTTTGGCACGTGGTTCGTACCGTTTAATTTGTTGGAATATGTCATTAGATAGATGCGCTTGTGCTTGATGAATAGGCATATCAATAATGCGACCATCAATACCAAACTCCCTATCTAGTGGCACACTACCACGAACAGTAGAAATAATCGTTTGCACATTCTGCAAAAT